ATGGGTCTGATTGACCCACCGGCGCCACCACCACCAGTCAAGGTTACGTTTGCGTAAGTATAGTTTTGACCGAATGCGATAGAACCATCGGAACTATCCTTGACATAAACTTTAGTGATTGTGTTACCCGCAGTCTCAACAACCGCCTTTGCGTTTGTACCGTCTCCAACTATTGTGGCAGTAGGTGCACTTGTATATCCGGTTCCACCATTTACAATAGTGTAACCCAAAATCTGTCCACCAACCGCAGCCTGTTGAATCAGTTGTTGTTCTACGTCTTCCGCAGGAGAGTCGGAGTCAACTCCAATTTGATCTAACAGAAGTGTCGCACCTGAACTGTCTTGCATTTTCGCAACGGGAATGTACGCAGACGAAATAAACTTAGACGCCTTCAATGCACCAATAGAGTACAGGAATTTCCACATGTAACCGTCCACAGTTCGGAACGGAGTACCCTCAGTGTTTCCTGTTGGTTGAATTGTAGATGCGATTACCTGAGGCGGGTTGGCGTTTGTTCTACTCTGTTGCAGACAGATATAAACCTGTTGGTTATCGTTCATGGCGTAATAGGAGTTTGTGGGATAACCGTCTTGGTTATCGTTGTATCCAGAATAAACCGCACCAGATACCCAGTTCTCACGAGGAACGACAAAGGAAATGTCTGTGATATTTTTTACTGACTGTAAATCAAGACGAAGGTTTCTTTCATCCCGAACAGTATTATGAGGAACAGGTGCAACATCAGAATCATTCCAATCCTGAGAACGACCAATTCCCGCATAATAGTAATTATCGGAATCTTTAAAATCCTTATATATGTCAACAAGGAGTTGTTTTTTTAATTTATCTGTAATAACCGCAGCCATTTATCTCGTCCTATTTTATGCCAATATAGCGCCTTCAGAATCACCACCAACGTTCAACACAATCCATTCCGTTCCGTCCCAAAGACATGTAGCAGATTGATTTACGAGTAATGTAATCGTCGAATAATTTTGCAAATTAGTTGGTGTGATTACCGCCGATCCACTATTCTGATTTATAAGATACTTAATTGTACCTTTATCGTCGTTTGATAGATCCCCCATACCACACGTGATACCACTACCCAAGTTAAACCAAGTTAAAGGAACGTTTGTGTTTACAGATCCTCCGGTTGCGGTAGTAAAGTTTTCATACCCAAGTTGCAGTCTGGTAGACAACTTAATTGCACCTGATCCCTTGGACTGAATATCCAGATCGATGTGGTTATCATCTCCAACGGCAGAAATTGTGGGTGGGTTGTTGTTTGTGTTGTTCTGAATCTTAACGTGGTTAATCGCCCCAGCAGTTCTCGCAAATTCCAGATACTCATTACCATTACTGTCTTGGAAGTTACCGCCTCCCGAAACACCACCAATCTTCGCATTTTCGATGACGGGTGCGTGAAGTTCTTTATTTGTTAGTGTCTGTTGGTGATTGTTGAACGTAAACTCATCACTATCAGTCAATGGGGGTAATGTGATTGTACGACTTGCCGCAATGTTCGAAGACACCAGATCATATGTGTGACTTGAGTCTGTGTCCCAAATTTTAATTGCGGCCGAAGAGTCCGGGCCCAATGATTTGAAATACGGAGTAACTAAAGTTTTGTTTGTGAGGGTCTGTGTCGCCGAGTCTGAAATCAACACACCAGTATGATCTGGTAGTGTCAAAATTTGATTTGAAGTCGGTGTAGGTGGTCCCAACCTTACTTCATAAGTTGCACTATCAAAAACTAAGTGGTTACTATCAAACGAGACTTGTGGCATCAAAACGGTACTGTCTCCACCCAGTTTGAGGTAGAGTTCGGTAAGGTTTTGTTCTATCTTTAGGGTTGCCGCACGAAGTGTATCACCTGTACCATCGTTGGCGGTAGTCCCTCTATTAAGAAGTTGTCTTGTCATCTTTAGTTACCCTAAAATCCTATACGTCTATTTATACTAGTATTACAGATTGTTGTTGTAATCTGAATCAAATAATTCGTCAAGGTTACTGATATCGTCCGAATCCTTCCAATCAAACTTGTCTTGGTCGATAGTTTCTGTAGAACTGATATCGAAACCACTGTGTGAAACTGCACCAGTGTTACCATCCGAATCTTCATCAAGAGTCGGAGAATCGACTTCGATCATCTCAGCGATACTGGTGTACAAGTTGGCGACCTCTTCGAGAGTCGCATCCTTAACGTCACTAAGATCGTTACCGTACTGATTCGGTTGTGTTGTCTGGTTACCCAGTGTCGTTCTAAACAATTGCGTTGTCCCGTCTGGTGCGTTGAAATCGAACAGACCAGTTGCACTTGTTCTCGCAATCGGAGTTATTGCAGCCTCTGTTTCGATAATAAATGGCGGTACATCGAATACGCCCGGATTTGGTTGATCTTCAATATCCATATCCACGGAGGTAACGATCTGTACCTCACCCCCAAGATACATTCCCGCAGGGTGTGCAAATAATTTGTATACCTCTCTCCACGTCTCTATAGAGAGTTCTGTCTTAATCAGGATGGCGAACATCTGATATAGTTTGTCGTTGGTTAAGTACCTCTGAGACTCTGGACCAATGTGATCTTCACCAACAAAGAAAACTTGTTCTTTACCGTAGATGACATCGGGGTCAATCTGAAAGAATGTACGGAAGAACTGTTGTATCGTGAACTTCGTACCCTTCGAACGATAAAGTGTATTCGAGTATTTTGCGGCCTCTCTTTTATCAGGGAACCCTTCGAAGTACGCTTGACCAAGAAGAAGTTCGTCCTCAATGAACGACAATAGTTCCAATTCAGTTTGCGTAATATCACGTGCAAAGAATAACTGCTTGATGATATGTGAGGGAGATAGGTCATCTTCCTCAAACGAATAATACTCTTTTATGAAGTTTACCAGATTGGGATAATCTTGGACAATCCAATCCGGTATGACCTCTTCGATATAGTAGTCTTGTACGTTAAGATTACGTCTTCCTATATCTAATAGAGTTCTGTCACGTAGGTGCGCCATCTAAATACCTTAATTAGTCGCAGTTACTAGTACACCCTTAGCGGTAGTACGATCAACGTCTTGTTCCAAAATGTATTCTCTGAGTGGAGTGATCGCACTCTGGTTTGCAGGAACTACCGCAATCTTTATTGTTGTCCCACCACCCACAAGAGAGTCAACCTGTAGTCCAATAATGTTGACAATACCTAGCGTTGCATTATATGTTCCAACGTTGTCAACAACAATTTTATTGGTGGCAAGGTTAACAACCTGTAACTTGTTACTTGACAGTTTGTTTCTTAACTGACACGTCTGGTTTCTAAAGTTGAAAGAACCAGAAGTGATACGATACTGTACGTCATCAGGATCCGCAATCGGAACAGGGAAAGTAAATGTGTAATCTTTCTCCTGAGTCAGTGCAGGAGTAAGTCTCTGTTGCATTCTAATGTTTGCACGAGATGATAGTACCGCAGGACTGACTTCATCGATCAACGCTAACATGTTTGATCTACGGAAAGAGGTTTCAAATTTACCCACCGCTCCGGTAAAGTAGTTGTTAATGACTTTACGTACCCTGTCCTGAATCGTGTTAATTGACAGTGTGGTCAGTCTTGGGTTAAACTGGAAGAACACTTCCGGTTCTACATAAGTGATGATAGGATCAGTAAACTTAATATCAAAAGAAGCGACACCCAGTTGATTCGACAGATCCTCAACCGCAGTCTTTGTGATTTCAATACGATCCGCAGGAACATCAGCGTTAAACTTGATTGACATGAACACAGTTCCAAATTCTGGTTCGGTGTTGTCTTCTCCACCCCACGCCTTGATGTCATAGATTAGGTTTGAAAAGTTCCGCAGTACAAGAGAAGAATAGTCAACGTGAGTTACCATCCTGTTTTGTGCGGCGTACTGGTAAGGCGCATTCTTACGAATGGACTCCAAGGACTCCTTCTCCGCACCACCAACCGATTTACTTCTGGTTGTTACCGAAGGTGTTCTGTAAGTGGTGTTGTTAATCTTGATTTGTGTTTGGGGTTGGAAGATAACACCATCATTACCGTTAACTCCGTTACAAGACAGATAGTCCACCACAATCTTATATCCCGCCTCAGGTGTTTGCCCCAGAGTAGTACCGTTACCGAACGATAGTTCGAAGTATCCGTTGGGTGTCTCTTTCAGGATATAAAGGGTTGACTGTTCACTGATCGTTGTCGCCTTAAGAATATTAGTGTATGTCACAAAGTTTGATGACGTAGGACTCTCGTAGACTTTTACGACAGCGGTGTTGATGTCCATATTGGGATCAGGAATTATGTAGAGAGCGTACTCATCATTTTCACCCGCGATAAAGGTACGAGTCTGTTGCGTCCCCTCGTAGATAGGAATGTTGACGTTACCATCTAAGGTGGCGAATCTGTAATATCCCGCTCCATCATCCGTTGCAATAATAGTCTCTTGAGTCTGAAATCTGTATATCGTTGAGTCAATGACCGAAGTAAATTCAAACCCAGACGCGAGACTGATAGAGTCTTGTCTGTCTTCGATTGAAGACAAGTTCAACGCCATTCGAATCCTCGCCTCAGCGGATGTCTTAGAATCAGGAATATATCCAATACCCTCTGCAAGAGATACCAGAGAACTACGAAGTTGTGCAGTAGAGAGGAATGACTCGTTTAATGCAAAGTTGGCGGTAAGACCATTCAGGTGAGTGTTGTACGCAAGAACGTCCAACAGGTTGGAGAGTGCGGATGTCTCGAAATTATAATCTGCAAACTCTCCTCGTTCAATCAAGTAATTCTTCAGGTTGTTCTTGATGTTGTTGAAGTCTAGTGCAGAGGATTTAATTGTTGTAGTCATCTTACCTTAACCTGTTTATCGACGTAGTTAACGTAACTTCTTCCGACGAGTTAATCACATTAAAAACAAGTGTTACGTCTATTGAGTTATAATCCGGTTGAACGTTTACCACGATCTTTAGAGTTCTACTGTTGACTCTAGGTTCGTATGCCTTGATCGCATTACGAATGTTCCTAGCCAGTTTCTTTTCTATTTCTTTTTCGGTAAGTTCAAACAGGTACGATGTTATGTTCGTACCAAAATACGGTTTAAAGGGTCTTTCCCTATAATTAGTCAACATGAGGTTCTTGACGGCCTGTTTCACCGCAGCCGCCTCAGTCTTCTTGTAAATGTCACCGGATACTGGTTTTGCCTTGAATGCAATATCTAGATCAATATACTTGCGGTTTCTTGTAGTCGCAAGACTTACTGTGTCCAGACCAAAATCTTCGGTGGCAAGCGCTCTTTTAATTGCCATGTTGACTCTCGTGTGTTATAATATCTTTATTTATACCTTTTTCTCAAGAACCTCAACAAGTTCTTTGTTAGAAAATAAGTATCCGTTGTACTGAGTCTGAACCACGTTCGTGTATGTGACATCAAAGTTCTTAGGCACGTTGGGCATCTCTATCAGGATTTGAGAGGTAAGTGATCCATCAGGATTAAAGATATCATAATCCAGAACCAACCTGTTGAACTTCATGTGATCCTTCCAGAACTTTGCAACGTCATATGTTGCCGCATGATCGATCTTTCCGTTTCCACCATACACCTGATATACAATCATTCTCCCATCTTCTTTCAGGGCGTTATCTCCCTTACAGACTTCATTTGGGCCTGGTTCGTAGACACCCTCAGAAACCGCAACTCGAATAGTTCTGAATAGTTTGGTGTCCATGTTTACTGCATTGATCATCTGCGCCTGTAGATACAGGTTTCTTGCAAGTTGTGATCTCTTCTCCGCAGTACCAAGGTGACCAATACCAGACGCACCGTGTCCCAGAAACGTTGCAATATTGATACCGGCTGCAAGAGGTAACTGTGAAGTTATGAACCTACCTTGAGTTTTTCTTGGATCGTACTTTGGGTTTGGTCTATAGATCATGCAGAATCCTCCGTGGTGGGTAACGTGGATGCCCTGAGAGGATCTTCAATACCTTCTCTGTCGAGGAATGCAAGTCTTTGCGCCTCTGCGTTACGGATGTCCTCTCTTGTTTGTGGATCAAGACCAAGAGTAACCTGTTGTCCCAAATGTTCTTCTGTATTACCCAAAGGTATCATACCCATGATGGATGTGGGATCCGCGCCTGTAGAACGACCAATCGCTTCGGGAATGGAGAAGACAGATTCTTCATTGATCAGTCCATCCGCCATTGCCTGTAACTGTAGTGCGTCTCTATTATTGACATCTCGCATTGCGGATCTTAAATTCTGTGTGGAGGCTTCTTCTTCACCACCATGAAAGACACCACCGTATCCATCATTTTTGAGGATCTTATTTTTGAGATCATCACCCGCATCAATAGATACTGTCTTGATACCATAAGGTCCACCCAACAAACTAGTCGCAACCAATGCACTAGGAATAGTTGGAATAGATGGGGGTGTCGGTAAAGGCGGAGCAGTGAAATCTGGAATAGTAGGAGCAGAACCACCAAGTGAGGACGCAGAGATTGCAGTCCCAGAAGTGATAGAAGTCTTCGACGCAACCGCACTCAACGAACAACCCAAGAAACCACCATAGAATGCGGCACCAGATGCATAGGGGACCGGACCCGCTGGACCCATATAGGTTTTTCCTACGAAGTCAACTAGTGTACCACCAAACGAACCAGTTACACCAATCACCGAACAGTGCATACCCGTCATGTTAACAACCCTAGATGATGCAGCGACTTCTTTCTTACCAGATAACATAATAGTACCATCAGAAGTCAATTGCATTGTCCCTTCTGTTGCGGCACTAAATCCTTGTTTTGCATTGATCTGGTGTGCACCAAGTGTGGTATCGATTCTTCCACCAACGGTCAAGTTAGTCTGGAATTTTTTAGTCGTAGACTCACGGTTACCGGAAGTCTGGTCACGATAGTTCTTGAACACCTTCTCGTTCTTGTGACCCTTGGTTCGGATATTGTAGTTACCACCAATGTCAACATTGTAGTTACCTTCGACGTACATATCGACATTACCCTTGTACGCCATCTTCGTATCACCTTCTACGATGATACGCATGTCACCACCAACGGTTTCCAATTTCTTGTTTACAGAAGAAATGTAGATTGTCCCGTCCGGACGAATCTCTATACCCGCACCCGTGCGGTGTTTAATCAAGATTCTCTCACCCCCCGCCGTGTCATCATATTCGATGACGTGACCAGAGTAAGTTTCCTTAACCTGATTGTAGGGATACTCTGAGGGTCTGGTTGGTTTTAGTTCGAGATCAACTTGTGGAAAGGAACCCGTGACCATGAGGTCATTAATAAAATCACCTCTCGCCGCCTTGTTGATAGAACTTTCTCCCCAGTATTGTTTACGGGGAAACTCACCGGAAGGATCTTGGAACCCATAAAGGGGAACCTGTTGAGTCGCTTCTTCTGCCGCTGTCTCTATTGTAATATTATCATCTGCCATTATACATCAAACCTATCTTTTACATATCCTTTAACATCGAACGCAGGATCAGAAGAGGCAGTGTCAATGTCTTGATGACCTACTACCTCTACGCCTGGATACCTTCTATACCAGTTTACCAACAAAGACTCTAGGGTGTTAAACTGTTGTCTAGTGTAAGATCCGATACCTTTATATCTGTCCGGATTCTCAGTTCCGGTTGCCGCATTAATACCACCAACCATAATGATATCGATGGAATTATTCGCAATGGTTGGATCAGTGACCGCAGTCACTTTGTTAGAGGGTATACCTCTTTCCAGAGTACCGTCTCTCCTGATCACATAGTGGTATTGCATACCATCATACCCTCTGTCTATCATCCTTTGATGAATGTCTCTAGAAGTTAGGTACTGGTTGATGTAAGTGTTACTACCGTGGATAACAATTTTGGTTATATCGCGGTCTGTAACCATAACCTCTTGTGCGAGTTCCTCATAGGAATCACACGTAAGAAATTTAGGCGTTCCATCTACATTGACATCTGATTCATACTGTGAACCATAGTCTTTGAGATTCTTGTTCTTAGAAAAGAAATCGTTCTGAGACACAAACAAGTTTCCTTGCATTGTGGTGTCAAAGATTGAAACGTTGTCTTCGATGTTGACAAAGATTTCTTCAAAGTCTGCAATTATCGCAGGATCAACACCCGCCAACTTTGCGCGATCAACGATGTTATCCTGTAGTTGAGACGTGTTATTGAAAGAAACGGTTGCGTTAACAATCGGTATCATATCGGGATGCAAGTTAGTGTTCTTTCCTACAATCGTCTTGACTGCATTTGCAATATCCTTTTCCTTTCCAGAGTTGATCTGATCCATGATCTTACCTGTCTCTGACCTACTTAGAGATGCACCACCAGTGATTTTAGTAATGTCCTTACCCAAGTTCGCACTGTAGATTTCGTTCAGGTTTTGAAGGATACCAGCGTTTGCACTGATAGTCGCACCTAACCTTTCCGCCTTTGCGATTGTTTCCATAATAGGATCTGCAATAGCCACCGCTGCATCTATCGTATCACCAATAGAATTTAAGGTGTCG